CGCCTTCGAAACTGTCTTGATAGATAAGCCTGCCAGTTGGGTTTCTGCTCGTGTGAAATCGTACGGTATCCTTGAGCATATAGTACATGTCATACGGTTCTAATCCCATGCTGTTTTCACCTCCTAAGTGCCTGAGAGCTGCTGCCTGAAGTCAACAACGAAGCGCCTGATGTTCTGAGCAGCGTCTGCCTGGGAAAGCTTCAAAATGACCTGGGCGACGACGACGCTCTGAGGCGGGCTGATCGGCCTCCGCGGGTCCGTGCTTCCGAGAAGAACAGCTGTCCCAGCGCTCTGAAGCCCGTAGAGATAGTTCACAGCGCTTTGTGCCCAGGTTAGTCCTTGCTCGATGCATGTAAGGGCCCACTTGTGGACTTTGCCGTAAACTCTGACAGAATGCTTGTACCCCTGCTGCTGGGTCCAAGTATCGCTCTCGTAGAATGCAGAGTCAGCTGTTTCCTCCCAATCACTCACTGTCAAGTTGGCGCTTCCGGCGCTTACTTGAATAGGCCCTGTCTGAACTCCGAATTGTGGCCCACTCATTCTATTCCACGTCCACGCCGATGTTGTCTATGCAGCAGCCAAGGCCGTCTGCGCTGAACGTAACGATGTTCGCGTTGACGCTGTCGAACGTATAAGAGAATGGGACATTCGCCCCAGTTCCAGCGCTCCCGTAACCGTAAAAGTCAGACGCTGCGCCTGAGCTTATGCCCTTCGGAGCGCCGACAAAAGCTTCTTTGAAAACATCAATGAAGAGAGGGCAAATAACAGCGTAGATCGTGCTGAGCTGCGTTATATTCAAAGTGATTGGTTGATGAAAGTGTGGGTATGTCGTCAGAATCCACGGGCAAGCGATGATGCTGACATACATCGTCGCTTCGCTATTTCCGGTCGTACAACTAATCGTGTGCTGTACTCCAACTGAGAGCGGAATGAAGAGTTTTTGACTACTGTAAAGTGAAGTCGGCCCTATTTCGTCTCCATTGTATTGAACTCCGTCAACTGTAACAGGCTCCATAGAAACAAGTTGGTTAGTGGGCGCGACTGCGCAGACGTTGATGCAGAAGACTGCTTCGTTAAGGTTCCCGAGCGGAGTGTTGCGGCTTGGAACTGTGAGCTGGATACTTCCGCCCTGGGTTGATGATTGAAGCGCGTAAGTCGCGCAGTCGTTGAAGAGTGTGAAGCCAACTTGTAAAGCTCCCATGTAGCAGCCGCTGACTGTGCCGTTCACTTCTGCTTGAAGCTGAAAATCGTAGCTTCCTGCAGTAAGCCAGACAGCGGCGCCTACTGTAGCGCTTTGGCCAGGACCAATTGAGTGAACTTCAACAGGTATTCCGCCGATTAAGAGTGCCCCATAAAACCATGAAACTCCAGAACCAGGTGCTGTCATCTTGAACTGGAAGAAAACGATGCCGTTCGCTGGCACATTGACGTATCCTTCATCTTTTATCTGGGTCCATGTACTCGGAGTGCCGACGCTGTACATCGTTGAATCGCTGAATAAGCTCTGCTCACTTGAAAGCTGTCTTTCCTGCTCGCTTAGAAGCATGATTTCACCAAAGTTTACTTGTTATACCCGAGAAGGATTCGCTTATGCTCCGCCCACGTTCCGTGGCTTGTCGGTTCAACTGTCACGTTCTTCAAAGACTGCTGGACCAAGTGAGCTGCCATCTGTGCTGTCGCCTTGTCTGCGCTGCCCTGAATCTGAACGAGGGGAGCAGTGATGTTAATCATGGGCCCTCTCCCGCCAGCGGCAAGGGCAGCTGCAGCTCCGATTCCGCCTCCGCCGCCTACTCCACCGGGCCCTCCGACTGACCCGGAAACGCTGAAGAGACTGCTTGCTAAGCTGTTAGTTTTCCCGGTTAGAGCGTCTGTCAAGTCGATTGACTCTTTAAGTGTCTTATTGAAGATTTCAGCAGCAGGCGCCGCGTGAACGAAGCAGAGATGACTCAGCGCACCGCCTAAGTCGCTGACGCCTTTGCTGAGGTCTCCTGCAACTCCGCTAACATCACTCACTGCAGTTTGAAACGGCTTAATCGCTCCGACAACGTCATCTATCGCTTTAAGGAAGACTTTCTCAAGAAAGTCAGCGATCGGAACCAGAACATTGTTCCAGAGAAAGTTCAAAGCATCTCGAAGGTCGTTGGCTGCAGTTAAGATTGTCCCTCCGAGCGCTGCGCCGATATCGTTTACTGCGTCTCTGAACGGTTTGCAGTTCTCGTAAGCGAAGATAAGACCTGCGACGAGAGCAGCGATCCCTGCGATGACTAAGACAATCGGGTTGGCTGCGAGAAAGTCCATAGCGTCGCTCATTCCGCCGATTGCAGTGTCTACAGCAGGCCCGATTTTCGTTATGCTCGTGAAAGCTGTGATAAGGCTCGGGATGATAGTCATCGCGCTGAACATAATCGTGTTGTCGTAGTTTCTCTGAGCTTCACCTGCGCGTTCTTGAGCGACTGTAAGCGCGTCCTGCGCTGTCTGAAGCTTCGCAAGAGCGTCTTGAGCTTCTTTACTGTTGGGCCCGTACTTCTCGCATGCTGTGTTGTACGCAAGCTGGGCAGCAGTTACAGCGTTCGTCGCTTTTTCAACCTGCAAGTGGGCCCTGTCAAGGGCGACTTGAGCGTTCTCAACGTTGTTCACTGCCATCCAGAGGCTCATGCCGGAAAGAGCCAAGTTGTTGAAGCCCATAGCTGTCTGCTGTGTACTAATACTCGTCTGCTGGGTCGCTGCTGAAACTTCTTGCGTGCTCTCGCTAATCTGAGTGTCTGCTTCATCTATGTTGCTCGCTGCAGAATAGACGACTTCAGACGCATCATCAACAGCAGTAAGGGTGATTGTGACTTCGCTGCTGCTCATTTCTGCTTATTCCACCACCATAAAAGCCACTGGATGAGGAACTCTACTTGAAAAGGGGAAAGTTGGCCCATTTCTTCAAGCGTGTAGCCGTAGTGATAAGCTATGAATCCGATCCTTTGAACGTCGTTGGAGTTTTCAACCCACTCGGCGACTGCTTCTGGGTCGGGAAAAAATTTACAGCGTCTCCGAAGATTGCTTTCATGAGCTTCGTGTAGTCTTTAAGCTCGAACGCTTTGACGTCTTCAAGTGTTAGTTCTGGGTACGCTTTCCGAAGCGCGATCCAGAGCATAACGAGTCCTTTCTCTTCATTCGTCTTCTCTTTGTTGATTTCAGTTAAGTCGTCTGAGAGAATCGGGCCGTAGCAGATTATGCCGAAGTCCGGGTCTTCGACTTTCCTGATTTTCTCAGTCTTCTTCAGCAGTTCCTTTGGGTCAAAGAGCCGAGCTTTCTTCTTCAGAAGCTCATCATACGCGTCAGCACGCTCTTGGAACTCTTCCACCTTTTCCCAATCAATCTCTCCATTTTGACTCATACATTATCCCTCTAAAGCTTGGAAAGAAGGGAGATTGAGTTTACCAGGTTCCGACTTGTATGCCCTGTCCTTCGCCCGCGATGTCTTCGAGAACGATGCCTTTCTGGTCCCACTTCAGCTTCCAAGACTTGAAGATCACGTTGTTGAACGTTATCTTCGGGTTACCCTGGCCAGTCACTGTTCCTGCTGGAGCGAGAATCATTATGCAGCCTGTGCCTGCTGAGACGAGGTTCAGGTATGACGCGTCTATGAACATCTTTCCGCATGAAATCGGGTAGCTCTGAAGTCCGGCTGCGAGGATCGCTGGGTTCTGCTGGCCGAGGCAATATTCTTTGATGAGGTCTTGGTCCAGCCCTGCGCTGACGTCTCGTGCATAGCCTATCGTTGTCGCTGTGCCGCTGCTATTGACTTGAATTACGGCGTTTCGACCTATCAACGGAGTTGTTGGCATTTTCCATTTTCACCTCAAAGGGTTTTCTTCTTGTCTCGGTTTACACCGTGACTATGAAACGGCTAGTCCGGCTGCTTGGGCAGACTGGACGACGGCCTCATCAACGTCTTCAGCGAATTCAGGAGCGTACATGTTAATCGCGTGGGTCATGTAGAGCCGCGCTGCCATCCGATGAGTGCCCCACTCAACGTAACCAGCGTAAGGGGCGCGAGCGAAAATCTGGAAGCTCCAAGCGTTAACCTGCTGCCCACCAATTGTTGAGAGCAAGTAGCCTGTTCGAACCGGAACGAGGATTCTTGCTTCATCCAAGATTTTGTTCACGAGGTTTTGAACAGTTGAGCCGACGTTTGTCTTAAGCTCTTCAACAAAGTCTGTCCCGAGTGTTGTTACAAGCTCTTCTATCCCTGAGACTGTGACGCTTATCTCTGCGCTCATAAGGGCCCTCTAACACATCTGGAAGCTTCTGCAGCGAACGATTATTGAGAGGCGCCAGAGCTGCGGGCTTTCTACTTTTTCCCGTTCACGAATTGGGAAAACGTCGCCTGTGAAGTTCGGAATGTTGAACTGGTTGGAGTGCAGGATGCTGTAGACCTGGTTCTTCATTGTTTCCCGATAAGTCATCGTCGTCGCTGTACCAGCTGAGTTTTGAACGTAGATGTCTATGACGACGTCTTCAAGGAACTGGTAAACTTCTTTTGACAGCTGCTCGCTCTGCACGGGCCCTGCTGGATTATAGCATGCGATTACGAGCTGCGCGTTAGGCGGAACGTCTTGAGCAGTTTCAAACTTGGAACTTACCCAGGTTATCTCGTTAACGCTGGGGCTGCCTGTCCAGTTACTCTGCAAGAGACCTATAACAGCTTGTGCTGCACCCACAATGACCACCAGCGGCGGTTGCATCGACATTAAGACTCACCAGGGCTCATGATTATGATGTCCATGCCTTGGCGAAGCAGCTGATGAAGCTGCGCAGACGTTAGAAGCTGAATGTCTCCTTCAACCCTGGCGACGATGTAATTACCTGTCCAGAGGCTTAAGCCTCTCGGATTATTCGGAACACTGAAGTCGATGAGACCTGTTCCAGCACTTGGAGAGGAGCTCACGGGCCTGCTAAGCCTCCCTTATAAGCTGGAGTCTGGTTTCCGTACTGCACGTCGCCTGTTTTGACTGCAGTACTTAAGTTGACCATTAATTTGACGAGGTCTTCTTTGAAGCCTTGAATCGTCATTTTGAGTGCTGTCGCGTAGGGCCCGGATCTCGTGACTCGCAGGTCTCCGAGGAAGTAGTCATACGCGCCTGTTAGAGAACCTCCTGCTGCGACTACGAGAACCCTTAAGGCTGCCAGGTTCTTCGCAGCGTCGACAGCAACCGGATACCGTGGGTCGCTTGTCAGAAGAGTCGTGCCGCCAACGATTGAATAGATGTAGTCATTTGCATAGTTGACATGTGCCTGGAGACTCGCAGAAGAAATCGTGAGCCCGTAAACTGTGTAATTGTTGTTCCCGTCTGGGCCCGTTGCATTAAGCTGGGCCACGACGTCTGAAACCTGGATGAAGACTTGAGATGAGGACATTTTTGCACCTTACCGTGAATCTTCTGATTTGTTATTGCTACGGCCGACTTGGGCTATTACGTAGCCGAGAAGAATAGACCCGGCGATAATGCGCATCAACGTGAATACGTACGCGTCCCACCAGAACATTTTCCAAGTTGGACTGAAGTACCAGTTTTCGTTCGGGTTTATTTGGTTGTTATGGTAACTGTTGACCTGCCAGTCTATGTCCATTATCCCGGTGCTGAGCAGCGTTACCATTGTTAAGATGAGAATTATCAGGCCAAGATGATAGAGGAGCGGGTGCACTCTCTCAACCCATGGTGAGTTTGAGCAAGACTAAAAAAGGGAAAAGAGGTGAGTATCCACGGTTTTGGATACTTCAGGTCTGTTCTACGGCGTTTTCGGAGGTCCGGCGCCAGCTGTCGCGGGTTCTGTTCCTGTAAGAGTTTCTGTTCTGTCGAGCCAATTGCTGTACTCGTAAGTGACGAACATAAGAATCGCTGCAGCAAACGTTAAGGCAGCCATGGTGACAGGCGTTAAGGTCAGCCAGCCCAATGTGAAGAGCGCACCGACCATCAAGTACACCGCGAGACCGAAGTATAGGCCAAATACTACACCGTTCAGGAAGCCGTTTGTCAAGCTGAAGATGAGCCCGCCGTTCTTCGTCTGTTTGAGCCATTTCCCGTACTCCATAGCGATTCCGCCGAGGACCCCGTTTGCGAATATCAGAGCCGCCAAGAAAGTCGGCGAGAGCGTTATGAAGCCGAGACTGGACACTGCCGTCGCGATCAGGAATATCGAGAGACCGAAGAACAAGCCGATTGTGATGCCGTAGAGTAAGCCTTTTGAAAGCTTAAAGACCAGAGACATCTTTCTTCATTCACCTCCGTTGAGGCTTTCAGTTTACGTGTCCACGTCTCCAGACCCTCGAGGCAGTTGCGTGGACTCGCCTCTGTTCCGCATAGTCTGGTTTTATGAAAGAAAAGAAAGAAAAAGAGGAAAAGACTCGCTTGCTGGGTTTAAGTTGTGTTTAGACCAGTAATTTGGGCGATGCACTGACCGTTCAAGACAACAGGCGAGTACCTCGTACTCAAGAGGACGTCTACTGAGTCCAGCTCTTTCTTGATGTCGATGTCTGTCATCAGTGGCCTCTTTATGACGAAGAAGCCTATCGGAGCGTAGCTCGCTGACAGGTTTTGTCCGGTGCTTAAGACGTAAGCGTTGCCCGCGCTGCAGATATTCGTGACGTAGAGGTTTAAGCCGTAGACTTTGCCGATGCCGCCGCCTTCAGGTATGCCGACGGGCCCTGTCTGCATGCCTTCTTCACCGAACTGCGCGTACAAGGTGAATTGAGGTAGCATCTTCAAGTCACGGGCATTAATTGGATTGCAAATAAGACTATCCGCAATGAAGTTGTAGCTGTTGATAACTGCTTCTGCTCCTAAGATGTCCTGAGCGCCGATCGTGCCTGCTATTGATGTCTTCGTTCCTGTTGCGAAGATGCTCGTGCCTGATGCTGCTGATGTTGAGCCTGCTGCAGACGCGATGACGTTCATGCAGTCCAGGTCGATTTGGTACGCTGTTCTTCTCGCGACACGTCTCAGCTGCTGCTCGATCACTGGAATGTAGAGGTCTTCGATGTTCTCTCTTGTTATTCGCTCCCTAATCATTTTCTTGTACGGCGTGACCGTTACAGTCGTGAGCGGCGTGAAGTCCATCGGAGCTTCTGCGCCTTCTGCTGTCTCAGTTATGCCGATGCTTCGGGAGCCGCTTTCTTTGACGAACGTTGCTGTTCTGCCTGCAACGAGAGGGAACTCTGGCAGGAGCCGCTTGACGACGAGGGCTGGCATAGTCAACTCGATGATCTTGCTGTGTAAAGCTGGGTACTGTACTGCTCCTGTGTCATACCAAGTTAAGGCTGATTCTACAAACGCCAATCAGTTCACCCTCTTACCAGAGCATCACAACGCCAGTACCGCCGCTTGCAGACGGTGCTACAGTGCATAAGCCGACGACTGTCGTGTTCTTGCTGTTATTATCAGTCATCAGTGAACCTTGCGGAGCGCCAGGGCCACCTGTTGTTAGCTGGTCTGCGACTGCTGGAGTGCCGTATGCTATGAATCTGGCGAGGCCTCTGCAGACTACTGAGACTTTCTTGCTGATTGTTGATTGGCTTGTAAGCGCGATTCCGACAAATGTCAGCTGGTTCGCTGCGTTTGTTGGGTAGACTTGGCCGTCGCTGGCGTTCAAGTAGAGTGCTTGCCCTATCGTTATGGCTGCGCCCGCT